AAGATTTAAAGATGGCAAAGTAAGTGAAGATAAAACTGAATTCGACTTTACTCCTTCAAAAGAACTAAAAACAAAAACTGCATATGAGCGTCACCTTGACTCACTCTCTAGATTTGATAATCTAGTTATGACTCATCCTGCAAAACAAATTTTATATAAAAGACTTATACCAAAAGAACATTGGGATAAGTTTTTTTTCTGTCCTAATTTCTATGAATGGACCAACGGCATTATTCCTAATAAATTTACTTCTCTAGAATTTGATCACCCTAGAATTGTTATACCATTCTATGATAGATCAGGTAAGTTTTTTGCATTTCAAGGTCGTGCATTTGGTAAAGAGCAACCTAAATATATTACAATTAAATTTGATGATACTAAACAAAAGATTTATGGTTTAGATAGAATAGATTTAAATAAACCTGTAATGATAACAGAAGGTCCTATTGATAGTTTATTCTTAGACAACGCCATTGCTCTTGCAGGTGCTGATGCTGTTGTAAATATACAACACTCACAATGCACTATGATATTTGATAACGAACCAAGAAATAAACAAATTGTAGATCGTATGATCAACGCTGTACATAGTAATTTTAATTTGGTAATATGGCCAAAGTCTTTGGAAAACAAAGACATAAACGATATGATAATTGCAGGAAAGACACCAGCACAGGTGGCAAGTATTATATATAGTAATACATTTTGCGGACTCTCAGCACTACAACAAATAAACTCTTGGAAAAGGATATAACAAATATGGACAATTTTCTCCCTACTAGCTACCAACAATACATACATAAATCAAGATACGCAAGGTTCGTAGATGAAGATAAGAAAAGGGAGAGTTGGCCAGAAACAGTCAAAAGATATTTTGACTTTATGGAAGTACACTTAAAAGAAAATCATAAACATAGAATGGTTAATAGAGAAGAACTGGAAGAAGCAGTTTTAAATCTAGATGTAATGCCCTCAATGAGAGCATTGATGACGGCAGGACCTGCTTTAGAAAGAGATCATACTGCAGGATATAATTGTAGTTATATTCCTATTGATAATGTAAGATCGTTTGATGAAGTCATGTATATATTATTATGTGGTACAGGTGTAGGTTTTTCAGTAGAAAGGGATCTTGTAGAAAAGTTACCAGTGGTTGCTGAGCGTGTTGAAAAATCAGAAACAATAATCGTAGTAGAAGATAGTAAAACTGGATGGGCAAGATCATTCAAAGAACTAATTGCTATGTTATATTCTGGTCAGATACCTAAGATTGATGTATCAAAAGTAAGACCTGCAGGTGCAAGACTAAAGACATTTGGTGGTCGTGCTTCTGGTCCTCAACCATTAGTTAATCTATTTGACTTTGCAATCAACACATTTAGGGATGCTGCAGGTAGAAAATTAGACAGTTTAGAATGCCATGATCTAGTATGTAAAGTAGGTGAAGTTGTTGTAGTAGGCGGTGTTAGAAGATCAGCACTAATCTCATTAAGTAATATTCAAGATGATAGGGTTCGTAAAGCAAAAATGGGACAATGGTGGGAGATGAATGGTCAAAGAGCATTGGCAAATAACTCTGCTTGTTATACAAGAACTCCTGATATGGGATTGTTTATGCACGAATGGAAATCATTATACGATTCTAAGTCTGGTGAAAGAGGTATATTTAATCGTGAAGCAGCGAAAAAGAAAGTTGCAGAAAATGGTCGTAGAGATCCTGAACATGAATTTGGTACTAACCCTTGCTCAGAAATTATATTAAGACCATATCAATTCTGTAATTTAACAGAGGTAGTTATTCGTGCTACAGATGATACTAAAACATTAAAGAAAAAAGTTAGAATTGCTGCTACACTAGGAACATATCAATCAACACTTACAGACATTAAATATTTAAGAAAGATATGGAAAGATAATACTGAAGAAGAAAGACTACTTGGTGTATCACTCACAGGTATTATGGATAATCAATTAACAATTGAAGCAGATCCTAAACTATTAAAGTCTATGCGAGAAATGGCAGTAGAAACAAATAAAGAACTTGCAAAGAAACTCAAGATACCTCAATCTACTGCTACTACTTGTATTAAACCCTCTGGCACAGTCAGTCAGTTAGTAGATAGTGCTTCTGGTATTCATACAAGACATAGTGATTATTATGTTAGAACTGTAAGAGGCGATAATAAAGACCCTTTAACTCAAATGATGAAAGACCAGGGCATACCACATGAACCAGATGTAATGAATCCATCAGTTGTAAGTGTATTTTCTTTTCCTACTGCTTCACCTAAAGGTGCTGTTACAAGAAATGAATTTACTGCTATCGAACAGTTAGAGATTTGGTTAAGATATCAAAGACACTGGTGCGAACATAAACCATCTTGTACTGTATCAGTAAGATCCCACGAATGGATGGAAGTAGGTGCGTGGGTATATAAACATTTTGACGAAGTATCGGGTGTAAGTTTCTTACCTCATTCTGATCATACATATCAGCAAGCACCTTATCAAGATATAGATAGAGAAAGATATAATGAACTTAAAAAACAAATGCCTAAGTCAGTTAATTTTGAAGAACTATCAAAATACGAAAGCGATGATAATACAACTGGCACTCAAGAACTTGCTTGTACAGCAGGCGCTTGTGAGATTGTAGATATCACTTCTCAACCAGCAGGAATTTAATGATATTAAAAAAGAAATGCGACAACTGTTCAGCAGAGTACACGGTTGAACACGAACTACCAGAGGACTACTTAGAGCAATTCTGTCCATTCTGTGGTCATGAACACGAAGAAGAAGTAGAAACAAAAACAGATATAGATGAAGATTGGGATTGATTATAGTCTAAGTTGTCCTGGTGTATGTGTAAATACTAGTGTAGATGAATTTAGATTTGAAGATTGTAAGTTTTATTACTTAACAACTAAAAAGAAATATGCAGGTTCATATAAATCTAAGGGTGTATCTTTCGATGGTACTGAACATAAACCTTATTCATCTGAGTCTGAACGATATGAAAATATTGCAGATTGGGTTATAGACATTATCAATACATATTATCCAAAACATATGGCTTCTAAAAAGATACACACAATCAATCTAGAAGATTATTCATTCGCCTCAAAGGGTCGAGTCTTTCATATTGCAGAAAATATGGGACTACTTAAATACAAACTTCATCAAAATCAATGGGACTACAATCTAATTGCACCGTCAGTTATAAAGAAATTTGCGACAGGTAAAGGTAATGCAAATAAAGAAGCGATGATCGAACAGTTTACTCTCGATACGAGTCTTAATGTTTTAGATATGTTTGAATGTAAGCACACTTCACCTGCTACAGATGTTGTGGATGCGTATTATATTTGTAAGTATGAGGGTGAAAATTCCATTTTGTCTAAATAGAAGCATACGACATCCGACGGATGCGTAATAACTCCGAAATTTGATTTGATATCTCAAACTTCACTAAAACCTAAGGCGTAATTATGGCAAGTTTAAAAATGCTCATAATTAAAATTTTAAAAAAGATGATTAAGGAATCTTATCATCCAGAAAGACACTATCTAAGAGGGATACAAGTATCGAACCTAGATAAATCAATCGACAAATAAGAATTTTAAATTATACACAACGAATCATAGTCATATATACGCCCTAGGACTCTCAAAATCACCTCAAAACACGCATTTTTAGTGTTGTATTTTTGCAACACTTTTCAATTTATTAAAAAACTCAATAAAATCAATAAGATAAAATGGTATTATATGCCCGAAAGTGCTTGAATCTGCCGTGTATTAGTATATAATAAAGACATATTAACAACGAACCGAAAGAAATATGACTATATTATTATACATTACATTATCACTTACTGCCTTTTTCGCTTATTGTACGGCAGTTGCTTATTATCAATCATTCAAAGAAGAATTCGGAGACCTATAATGTTAATGAGTTTTATTACATTAGTGGTCATACTGATAGTTTCAATAATTGTAGTAGGGAGTTTTGTTATGCCATAGCAAAAGTAAAGGGCAAAAACACCGAGAGTAAGGTCACCCACAATGACACGAAATCTATGCCCTCGGGGACTGATTGTGGGGCCGTCTGGCGCTCGTGAGTTTGATCGAGTAGAAGCACCCAAAACGGCAACGACAAAATAAATGCTTCATTTTTTTAATTAGGAGAAAATACATTATGAGAAAATACTTACAAGGAACAACAGACGAGGATATAGTTAATTATATGTTCGGTAAAGGTGAGAGTCAATCAAAGACTCAATTCTTAAATTATAAAACAAATAGTGATAGGGCATTCTATATGGTAGGATTCCTGTCAAGTGCATTAAAAAATGCCCATACCGATTTAAAAATATTGAGAGGAGAAAAGTAGTGAACGATATACTAGAAATTATCAATGATCTAAAAGAAGTGAGAGAAGCGGTTGTAAATAACAAGTCTTTTTTCATAGAAATTGATAGAAAAATTGAAAAATACCAAAAAAAAGTTGACGATTTTGAACAAGCACATAATGCTTGACAATGATTCGTTATTATGATATGCTAAAGAAAATAAAAGGAGAGTTATATGGGAATATATAGTGAAAAAGAAAATCTGTTTATAGAGTTTAGAGAGTTAAAAACTAAACCGAAGAAGGTCGCATGGTTGAAAGACTTGCTACAGTTTAGAAAAGACAGACCAGAAGAATTTAGAGGTAACAAGATATCGGTTAAGAATATAGAGAACTTGATTACTGCCTGGTCGCAAAAGAATCCTCAAAAATATACCAAAGACTTGCTCGGTATAACTGCTAGAGAAGAGGCAGAGAGGGCCGCTGAAAAGGCAAAACAAGGGGGCGGTAAGACTGTGTTCTCTGGTAGAGGTCCTAACGCAAAATGATAAGATTAAATTTTCTTATGTTGTTAATTATAACTACACTATTGGTCTCTGGTTTTGCCAGGGCCGATAGTTATAATGAGGCAGTTGTAGGTCATGTAATCACACAAAAGGTTCAAAATAATGACATGGATCATAGTGCTGTTGCAAATGCAGAACTTAATAGACAAATGCACCAGTTAAGTTTAGAGATACTTGCTGTTGTGTTTAATAATATGCCTGATATATTAGACGGCATATCAGCACAAATGAGATTAGAGGCAGACAAGATGTATAAGTGTTCGCTTCAAGATGATTATAAAAACAAGGATTGTAATTAATGGGTTCTATAATATATACATATCAACGATCAAAGAAAAAACCAATACCTTTGACTAGTCAAAGATTATTGACTTTGCGAGAACATGAAAAAGAATTGAAACGATTAGGTGTAGATAAATCTAGACCAACTGATCTATCAGATGGTCCGTTAGTGAAGCGGTTATCACGCCTGCCTGTCACGCAGGAGACCACGGGTTCGAATCCCGTACGGACCGCCAAAAAGGTTGCTGGCACTAAACCTGTCAACAATTGGAAATTAGAAGAAAGTAAAAACTTTACAGTTGCACCTGCATATAATAAAGGTGCATATCAAGTTATTAGTAAATCAAATATAAAAGATATAGGTAGATGATACAGAATTTTAAAAACAAAAAAACTTTGAAAGATATGTTTTTTATAAGAAAACACGAAGGTAAATTATTTTCACTATTCTATGTTATTTGCATAGTATCTATATTATTAATTAGTACAGGTTGCTCTCAAACAAATGTGAGAAGTCATATCGGTACAGTTGCTGGTGGCGTGAGTGGATTTACAACCTGTCGTGCTTTACTTGATACAAATGTGGCACTAACTGCTGCTTGTACTCTTATAGGCGCTCAATTAGGTGCGGATATGATGTATAAAAATGACATGAATATTCACAATGCTGTTTTTATAGACACATTAAATACAGCACCTGGTAAACGATCACATACCAATTGGGGTAATTCTAGAACTGGTAATTGGGGTACGGTTGTTGTTAATCGAAGTTATTTAGTTAAGGGTATTAAATGTACTGACTATGAATCAGTTGTTAGTATATCACAAACTTGGCCGTTAAGTGGTATTAAAAGAGAGAGTGAATTTGGTACTGCTTGTAAAATGCCTGACGGTAGATGGCAGATACAAGAAACAACACAAAAGGGTTGGTGGTAATGAGTAATTGGTTTGATGAAAAAGAGTTTTCAGAACCTCCTATGTCTTTTAAACTATATATGAAAAGACTAGGTTTACTTTGTAGAGCATATGATAATGCCAAAGATAAAGATATGAAAAATATGTGGTCAATTAAAATGACTGAACTATATAAAGTATATATTAATTCAAGACCAATAAACGGAACTATTCACTAATGCATTTTGATCCTTTTCATAGATACATAATATCGCTTATGTTTATAGTTGTTATTATACTTCTTATAAGTAAGGCATATGGTGAAGAAAAAAGTAAATCAGAATGGTTGAATGAAAACCCTTGTATGATTAAAACAGAAACTTCAACAATTGAAAAATGTTTAGACTCAGAATGTTTAATTAAAGAAACAATTGTAACTAAAGAAGAAGTGCTACAATGTAAAGATGGTTACGATGGTCCTAATTATTGGGAACTATATGCACAATTTTATTATGATGGATTGACTACTCCTGCTTATTGCAGGCAGTACGAAAGACCAGATCACCCTTTTAAGACACCGGGCATGGTCTGTTTAAGTGAAAAAGGTGTCTGGGAAGAAAAAAGATAATGACTAAATTATTAGTAATTATTACCTGTATTGTCGTCCTTACAGTACACGGTGGCGAATTTATGGACAAAATAAATCTTGAGAGAATACTTGAGATAACTTACAATGTAATGAATCAAAGTGAAGGAGAATAAACTAATGATTAGAATTATGTTAATTGCTCTAGTAGGTTTAACTTTGGCGAACTGTGCTCAAAGTACATATACCGTAGACCTAGAAGCAAACAAAGAAGGGCGATTACTCAATGAAGTACCTCAATGGTATGTTGACGCCCAAGTAGAAAAGGGTTTGATTAAGAACCGTGACGCTGAAGATTATATCTATGCGGTCGGTCAAGGGTCAAGTCCAGACTTACAACTTGCTGTTGAAAAGGCAATTATGATTGCAAAGGCAAATCTTGCTGATCAGTTAGAAGGTGAAATGAATAAAAAATCTGAACTTTATATCACCGAAGTAGGTCAAGAGGGTAACAAACAAGTTGCTTCTAAGATTGAAAGTACCACAGTAAATGTCATTGAACAGATAAAGGTTCAAGGATATGAAGAATGGAATAAGGCAGTCTATGAAACACCTACAGGACAATATAGAGTTTATGTTGGACTTAAAATGGGTGTTGGTGAAGCAAACAGACTTTTTGATTATATAATGAGTCAAGAAATTGTGAGTACCGAAGATATAGATTCACTTGCTGAAGAAGCAGTTGATGATCTAATGTCAAATGCACCTGTTGAAGAGGTTGCTGTAGAGGAGTTAAGTTAATGAGTATAACAGTTTACAGTAAACCTCAATGCTCGTATTGCGACAAGGCAAAGGCGTTATTGACACGCCTTGGCCATGAATACGAAGAAAAGGTTGTTATGGTCGAAATGTCGCTTGAAGAATTATATGAGGCATTAGGCAAACAAGTGAGAACTATTCCTCAAATTGTAATTGATGATGTACATATAGGCGGATACAATGAACTAGTAGAACATTTTGTATCTAAAGGTGTTATCAATTTTAAAGGGGAAAGAGTCACAAATGAAACTAACTAATTTTCAATTAAGAAACTATAAATTTGTTTTCAAAAATAATGAATTCTTTGAATGTATATCAGATCACTTTGATAATGCTGTGTTGCTTCTTGAAGCATCCCATATCTTTAGAGATTTAAAATATACTGCTGATGATTTATTGATTGTTGAAGAACGATTAGTCGAATATAATATATAAGGAGAGATATGCCAGAATTTAAAGAAGAAGTACACACCTATAAGGTGAGTTATATGCCACCTGGTGAAAATAAATTAAAAGATAAAGAGGTGCAAGGAAACTCTGTAGCACAGGTTATGCATATTGTTAATAAAGAGTTTGGCAAAGAAGTTGTCAAAGGTGTTCTTTATTTAAGAAAAGAAACTATACCAAGGAGATATTAATATGGGTAAATATTTAAAGACGCCAATGGATCATAAGATCATAGACTATCTTGCAATAGAAGTTTATAAAAATAATCCAAAGAATCCTGTCTTAGTAAAATTTATGAATATGAAAAATGAAGAGGGTTATCATATATCAAAAACCATAAAAGAATATGTAAAGACAAATGAACATCCTGATTACTATAACACAGATGGCACTTGGCGATCTGCTACAGGTAAAATAACATTTACACAATTTTTAAATGGTATTGAAGAAGAAGATTTATCAAAGATTCCAGTTAGTTAATGATTAAATCAGAAACAGATAGTGCTTGGGAAATAAACAAGGTAACTTTAGCAGAAGAAGAAATGGCCGAGAAGATGGCCAATCTTCGAGCAAAAAGAAAACCACCTAAACTTTCTAATGTTCACCCAAGTGTATTAGAACTACCAGACAATCATACATTATCTTACGATAATATTAAGAAATGGATCAAGACTCAAGAGGGTGTTGTTAAAGCAGGTAAATCTCAAGAAAATACTAGAACTGATAATAAGAAATTAAAAGAAGAAGGTATGAGAACACGAATGGGTGCTGAAGCATATATTCGTAGTATGAGAAGATATTTAAGCACAGGTGACTGGACTAATTTATACTATGGAGAATATGAAGAAAAACCAATGAAATGGAAAACAATTGCCCCAGCATATAAATAGTAGTATGATAGACTTTCAACAATATATAACCGAGGGTGTATATGACCCTAATATATTCAAGGCATTCTTTCTTGCAGGCGGACCTGGTTCAGGTAAGTCTTGGGTTTCTGCAAGAACATTGTCTGGTATAGGATTAAAAGTTATTAATAGTGATGATATTTTTGCTGCTGCTTTAAAAAAAGAAAACATGAGTTTAAATTTTGCTATATCTGATCCAGAAGAGGTGAAAAGGCGTGATGAGATAAGATCAAAAGCAAAAATGAGAACCGGTGTGCAATTGAAACTGGCACTAGAAGGTCGTTTAGGTCTCATATTAGATAGCACGGCAAGAGATTATGCCAGAATATCAAATGAAGCAAGATTAATGAAAAATCTTGGTTATGATACCTATATGGTATTTGTTAATACAAGTTTAGAAGTCGCATTACAAAGAAATTCAATGAGAGATAGAGTCTTGCCAGATGCTATCGTCATACAAAATCATAAGACCGTTCAAAGAAACATAGGTGGATTTCAAAATCTATTTGGTCTAAACAATTTTGTTATTGTTGATAATAACAAAAGAAAAGAAGATGTCAATCCGAAAGTGCATAAAGCAATAAGAAGAATGATAAATCAAAAACCAACATCACCACAGGCAATATCATGGATAAAAAGAGAACTAGCAAAAAAGAGAAGGTAAAAATGGGCAAACTTATACAGTTTCCTATGGATAAAGTTTTTCGTAAAAGAAAAGTAGAGGGTCCTAAAATCAGCGAAGAAGAAGCAAAATTTTATAAAGAAGAAACTTTTATAGAAAACCTTGCAGAGCAAATGACCATTGACATTATAAACGATTTAAAAGAAAATGCTGTCGCTATGGAAGGCGATGCTTTTCTAAGAGATTTAGCAGTCACCATAGAGGGTATAAAGAGTTTGCTAAAAAGAGATTTCGGTCACAGACACCCAATGCAAGATATA